GAGTCCTGTCCCGAGTGGCTTCCGCCTGAGCCTTCCAATATATCTCTAAAATCGAATTTTCAACCACCTTTGTAGAAGTTCTCTCTTTCTCCTCGATTTCAATTTCAAATATACTCATATGCTCCTCCTTATCTCAAATCCTCATACTTCCCCTTTTCCCGGACCACTATGGGCGTAGTGGCCGCAGCCTTCCTCAGCCGATACAAAGCCTTTAACACTCCATCCTTTTTCGAATACCCAAAAGAGCTTTGACATATCGGTATGGGTCTTCTCTTGCTCATCAACCTCCAATACCAAAACCCGTTCTCCTCATACACGTGATAGTAATTATCTTGAACCTTTTGCCTTCTCGTATTCCCTCGCATACTCAACCCCTAATCATATTTAGGCTTTCTATTCAAAAGAATACTATCCTCAATCTCCTTCCAAACCCGTCCGGTAAGCTTCTTCAACTTCCTTTCCAACCCCTTTTTCTCAATGTCCATAATGAGCTTTTTCGTGGTTCCCTTGAGGTCCAATTCTGGAGCCGTGATCACCCCGTTGGATGTTTTCTTCCAGTGTTTCTCCCCCACTAAGAAATTGATACAGCTGCCTAAGTCGTCAATCCCGTAGTCATAATACACATCATAGAAAACATCACGTTCTTTCCCAGTATACTTGTTTTTGGTGACCCGCGCCCGCACCAATCCCCCAATCTTCCGGCCCTTAGATTTTATTGGAGTAACCCTAGAAACCCAAATTTGGTGGAATGAGTAGAAATATGGGGCTTCTCCCCCAGAAGTCGTTTTCTGACCAGGTATCATCCCCCCTATCTTCTGTCGTTCCTGTTGAATTAGAATCAAAGAGGAACCAGTGCGCTCAAGCTCTTTATTAATTTCTCGTAGAGTCTCCCCCAGGATCTTTGCCTTTTCTGTTTTGTAGGAGCCTTTGAGTTCTTTGACGGCATCGTCCGATTTCACCCTCTTGAGAGCATTCCTATAATCTTTTTCCAACTCCTCATCCGATGACAAAGCATCCAAACTATCTACCACCCTAATAAAAGGTCTGCCTTCCCTACACTTCAAAATAAGTGAACTCTTAAGGTCTTGAATGGTCTTGGTAGTGGGCTCTATCATTATAATCCTTTCATTAAACTTCCTCCCCCACATCCTTTCCACATCAAAAGCGAACGCACTCTCAACATCATCGAGTTCAAGATCATACTCGTCATACTTCGAATTTTGAGCCACCTCAGCCAAAGCCGTGACCGCAAGTAATGTCTTTCCCCCAACGCTTTGGCCTGGAATAGTGGTAATGGTCCCAAAAGCTATTCCTCCATCTATAGTATCCGAACAAGCCAAATTAAGAAGAGTGGACCCCGTTGAAAACAATTTAGGTTTCAACTTCCCCTTTAAAGGCTTGTCTGGTTCGTCTTCCACCTGTTCGTGAAGTGGTTTTCTTTTTCTTTTTTCCATATTTATATGCTCCCACAAAAGACTTAAACTTATCAGGATAAATGTACCAAGTTCCACCACGCCCAAACACGGGCTTGGGAATCGGGTTCTTTTGAAACCCAAGCCCGTGCTTACTTACCCAATTGACAATAGTCTGTCGGGTGACGTGGATTCCCCTTCTTCTAGTGTATTCCAAAGCCTGTGGGGTTTTCCACGTTCCTTCCATTGCTATTTCCTACGCTTTCCTGATGCCTTTTTTCCCGGTTTCTTTCTCTTCTTACTTTTTTCTTCCTCCTCGTGCTCTTCCTCTTCGGACTCATCCTCCTCATCCTCCTCATCTATATCGTCGTCATCATCCTCGTCATCCTCGTCATCCTCGTCATCCTCGTCGGATTCATCCTCATCCTCGTCCTCATCCTCGTCGGATTCATCCTCGTCCTCATCCTCGTCGGATTCGTCGTCATCATCCTCGTCGGATTCGTCGTCATCATCCTCCTCATCTATATCGTCGTCATCCTCCTCATCCTCGTCGTCCTCATCCTCGTCGGATTCATCGAACTCATCGTCATCCTTCTTGGACTTCTTGGACTTCTTGGACTTCTTGGACTTCGTTTCCTCCTCATCCTCGAAACCATCCACTCCTTCAACCCCATACAAAAGCTCCTCAAGCTCCTCCTCGGAAAGTATTTTAAGAAGCTTGTCCAGATCGTAAGTCTTCTTGAGGATTGATTCAGGATAATCCGGCCTGTCCCGGAAGTCCACCTTGGATATCTCCGGATATGGTTTTCCCTTATACTTCTTCTTTTTGAACCTCAGAAGAAGGGTCTTTCCACCCTTGAGTTCTCCGAAACCGTTATTTTCCTCATCCTCATCCATTTCCTCCTTGAGGAGGTTTCCAAATGTGAAGGATGATTGATTTAGAATCTGAACCCCTTCAGACTTATTATCCCTGTCGATCACGTTGTAAATTTCTCTCTCTGACCATTTAAGATGAGAAACCTCTTCCCTGCTCAACCCCTCCCGGAGTTTCTTTGCTCTCAAAGCACAAATCGGACAAGGAAGGCCCACTGTAGTGGGGCATACCACCGTTTGACTCTCTGGTCCCTGATTCTTGTGAACACGAAAGATGCGCCGAAACCAGGTCATTCCCTTTGGAACATCCTCGGGATGATCATCCACCGTCACCTTATACGGAACCACATCCAGTCGGCAACGAGCCGCTCCGTTTGAGATATCCGGTGAGAAGGTCTTCACAGACTGAGTGTAGTATGATCCAAAGTCAGTTCCAATAACCCTCTCCTGATTCTTCTTCTTCGCGTGATCCTTCATTGACCACTTCTTGTCCTTCTTAGCCATTCGATTTCCTCCTTTTCCTTGTTGTTGCTGTATTCGTTTCCTTCGCCCTCATTACCTTATCCCTCGTGGACTTCGCCCGTTCTTTGAGATACTGCTCGTAAGAATCCCCACTCAAGGCTGACATCCTGGCACTGGATGTATAATACTCAGCCGTGTATAACCGTACCAGCAATTCCACCCGGTGTAAGTTGTCCTTAAGGTTAAACATAGCACTCCGAACCAAATCTGCTCTATACTGCGCCTCTTCCCACTCCTTCCTAGACCTGATATAATCTCTATGGGCTCGATAATAAGCCTCAACATTCTGCTGATTCATCCTCACGCCTATTAAATCCTCACCCCCTTCCCAGGCACCTTTAATCAGTTTAGACCTTACTGTCTTATATTTCCGCTCAGCCCGTCTGGCAAGTTTATCCGCATAAGCAGAAGCCCTCGCATACTTGATCATAAGAGAAGACTGACGAACCAACTCCATATGGAGATTATCCGGATCAATAGTCATATCCCCTTCATAATCAAATTCATCAAAGTTTACCATCGTCCACTCCTTTAGGAAAACAGGACGTCATAACAGCTGGAAACCAGCCCAGCCCGTCCAGTGGAATAATAATTATCTTCAAAACACTCCAATATCTTCCGTGCTAGGTCATTTCTCCCTCCTTTCAACAGTATTGAAGTATAATACCCCAACACCGCTCGTCTCACCTTCTCCGGTTCCTCTTTCAACCCGTTCAACACTTTACATACATCCTTCCAACCCACCCCCTTCTTCATTAAGATCCTACAAAGATCAATTGAGGCGTTTAAGCGGGATGCCTCTTCAGCTGCAATCCTCTCCATCTGCTTCGGTTTTAAATCAACAATCTTTTCCAATATGGATAGAGCTATTCCCGGAGAACCAAATGAATCCCGGTAAAGGATGTCCATAACGGACTCCGGAAGCTTGATATCCCGCCCACTCTTTTTAATAACCCTCCTCACCAGTTTCTCCATCTCCTCATAATCCAACGGATCAAGGTGGTAATGAAGACACCTACGTTTGAAGGTGTCTTTAAGGGCTTCCGGTTCAGTAGTGGCTAGGATAAAATACACGTGAGATGGGGGTTCCTCCAACGTCTTGAGTAAAGCTTCCTGGGCATCCTTGGTGAGCTTATGGCATTCATCCAATAGATACACTCGATTCTCCCCGGCCCTCGCTTTGTATCCCACGTTCCTCCGGATACCCCGCGCCGTATCAACCCCACCCAAGGAAGCCGCATCCATCTCGATATAATCCGGATTGTTGTGTAAAGGTTTACTGGGGTCGAAAGCACCCAAAAATCCCGCAATGATTCGTGCGAGAGTTGTCTTCCCGGACCCGGCCTGTCCGGTAAGTAAGAAAACCCTGGGCCTGTCCTTCCTGCTCAATTTAGCACGCAAAGACGCAATAACCCCCTCATTGCCCACATAGCCCTTAAACGTCTTGGGACGATAATCAGTATGTAATGCCATAGCTTCTCCTCTAACCAATCAACTTTACGCTCTTTTCCGGCTTTCCGTTATCTCCAAACCAATTACCATCTACCCCAAAATACTCATACTCAACCTCAAGATTCGTTATTACAAAAGGCCAAGCCTCTTTTAGCCCTTTGCTCATAATCTCAAAGGTCATAGCTTGATAATCCTCTTCCTCAGCTGGGTCCACATCCGACACAACCTCATCGTGGATCTGACCAACCAACTTGGTGTTCCACTTGCCCCTCTTTAATTCCTTATTGATATCTATAAGAGACTTGAGGAGACATTGGAATGCCGTACCTTGTATTGGATAGTTGTTGACCTGGTTCTTTTCCATATGCCCAACATACCGAAAACCCGTTAAGCTCTCCACATACCCATCCCGGAGATATTGATTGTAATGAGCCTTCTTCCAAGCCGCATACCTCCGAAACTTTTTCCAAAACCGCTTTTCCACAGCCTTCACGTGTTCCTGAAAATCTCCAAAATCCTTTATCCCGTGCCTCTGTAAATGTTTCTTTAATGGTTCTCCCTTAAAATTCTTAAGCTGAAGTTTGTCAATATCGTCCCAAATAGTCCTAGCAATCTGTCCCCAATAGTCTCCATAAAATTGAGCGAACACAAAGCTGTTCTTCGCCACAAATCGAACGTTTTCAGGAAGCTTCCCTTTACTGTCTGGTTTGAGGAAGAATAAATCACAAGCAACATCCCGATGCATATCTGCCTTGTCCAACAAAGCTAGATAATTCAACATCTCAGGATCTTTATGGTACCAAGCACTAGCCCGAACTTCCACCCCTCCATAATCGGCCCCAACCAATCTCCTACCCTTCCTTGGTATGAAAGCCTTCCGAACAATCCCCCCCATTTCCTTATCCCGAATAGGCATATTCTGGAAATTGGGGTCTGAAGAGCTTGACCTATGAGTACGTGTGAGAAAAAGAGAGAAGCCTGGGTGGATGAAACCATCCACCGTCTCCCGATAGATTTTTCTCAAATAGGTGTTTTGAACCTTCTTCAATTTTTTGATGTAGAGATAATCGTTTATAAAAGGAATGTTCAAAGCTTCCAATGACTCTTGATCGGTAGACGGAGTTGCCTTGACTCTCTCCTTATTGTCCATCTGCTCATAATATTTTCCATTGGTGTACTTCCTTGGCTGATGGCCCATCTCCCCGAACAACATCCTAATCAACTGCGGTCCTGAATCGTAATTGGCTGAGGATCCATAAACCTTTTTCCACAATTTTGCTTCCTTATATCGAGAAAGGGCTTTGGTACGTACCTCAATATCCTTATCCAACCTCTTTATCTCGTTTTTCACGTAACTGGTGTCTATTCTGATTCCATTACATTGAAGATCCGCCATTGCTAGAGAACCTTCGTGAACCAACTTGTAGGCATCTTTAGAGGAACAAACCACTCTCATAAAAACACCTCCATATCGTCCTTCGCCATACGATACTCCAAAATAGTGTCAACTCCGTTATACCTCAAGAGGGTTTTGATTGGTATCTCAAATATTCTATTAAAGGCATTCCCGTCCTTCTGATTCTTACTCTTCAAGAGATGACGAACCTCATCATCATACCCACATATACCATACCGAACGTAACCTTGAAACTTGACGTTGCAGGTCTTCTCTCGATTGTCTTTGATATGCGAGGATGCCACAACATCGAATATCCACTTCCTTACCCTTGTTTTGAAACAAACCTCTGACCACATTTCCTCAAAGGGAATATTACCAGCTATCTTCCCTATATTCTTGTTTTTAAGCACCTTCACCAGGTAAGGAATAACACTCGGAGTGATTAGAAAAGCCGTAGCACTCTCATCATTCTCTGAAATAGAGGTTGACACAACCTTGTGTCCTTTTCGGTGGGGTTTCTTCCCTGTTGTTTCATAGTCTATCGAAATCAAGGGTGGTTCTCTCTTGAGCAAATCCTTGAGATAGGATATTACGTCTGAATCCTTGAGGAGGATGTTCAC